CGGTCGTTGAAATCGCTCATGTGTCATCCCCCCGGATGCGCTCGGGTGCTCTCGATCGCCCGAGCAAATGCGCTGCGGTATCGACACGACGGGTACCAAGCCGCGAACGGTTGGCAGCCGTCGTCCCGGACGTCACGCCACTTCGTCGATCGAAAGGCCTTCGAACCGCACCTTGATGGACCCTTCCTCGGTGTCGATGTCGTAGGCGTTGGCGGTCCAGGCCTCACGCAGCACGTAGACCTTGCCGTTCGCGTGCTCGAGGGTGACCGTCGCGCCAGTGATGCCCACGAGATCCTCGACGGACAAATCATCGGTCGTTGAGACGTCGCCCTCCAGACTGGGCACCTGCGGCATCTCCTTATAGCCGTGCACGCCGTCCTGGCCGGCGATCCCCTCGCGCTTGATCTGATTGAACCCGACCTGCCACTTGCCGCGGATCGGCAGCTGCTTGCCGTCGTATTTGACGTAGGCCACGCCCGCGATGCGGTTCTGTGCCATGAGTGATGTTCCTTTGCGCCTTCGATTGCCAACGCGGCAACCGGCGCATCACGCCGGCTGCTCTGGTGTTTGACGGGACCTCTCGATCACGCGATCGGGAGGGCCTGCTCCGGCAGCTCGGCCGGGTATTGCAGGCGGAACTGCGCCAGCACCGCGAACACGTCGAGCTGGTTGACGAGGTCGGGTGGGTAGAGCACGTCGAGGCGATTGGGATCGTCGGCATTGCGCTCCACGATGAGGTGCGCCTTGAACTGCGACGCATTCTCGACAAGGCCGCGCGATTCCAAATCGCGGTAGTGCGAGACGATCTCGGCCTTGGCGATGTTCGGCGTCACGATGGCCTGACCAGGCCCGAAACGGGTGCCGTCGTTAGCGAGCTTGTGACGCGGGAACTTCTGCACGATCCGGTAACGCAGCGAGCGCAGCACGTAGGCCAGCGTCGCCAGCGTTTGCACCTTGAGGAACGCGTTGTCGTCGAGACCGTGCGTGTTCTTCTGGTACATCGTGCTGGACGTCTCGATCTGGCAAGTCCCGTCGTCCGCCTCCTTGCACACGGAGATGCCGTCCCAGGCGAGCGAGTTCTTCTCGCTCTTGGTGAAGCGGGACGCTGCTATGGCCGGCAGCATGCCAACCAGCGGCAGCGTGTGGAGCGGGCGGGCGGGATCCGCCATCAGATGACGGTGCGCCTGCGCGCCATACATCGCGGCGCGCTCCCAATGGGGGGTCGGGCTGCCATTGTAGCCGAAGCATGTGACGTGCGCGCCGTTGCGAGCCGCCCCGAAGGTCTGCAACGCGCCGACCGTGCCGTCCTTCGCGGTGTAGACGTGTCCGTAGATCTGGCGCATCCACGACCAGCGACCGGTGTCGCCGACGTGGTTCCATTCCTCATCGATGGCGTTGAGCGTCGTGGTGTCCGTCCATGGCATCACCACTGTGTCGAATTCCTGATCGCCGAGTGCCGCGAGCAGCGCCGAGATGTCGGGCGTACCGGCGCCACCCGACATGGGCGTAAGCGTCAGCGTGACACCGTCAGGGGTGACCTCCCCACCAAGCGCGCCCAGGTAGTTGGCACGCACGTCGATGAAATTCCCGTCTGTTCCCTTGTGGTTCGCCGTCAGCGTCACCGTCGTGGTCGAGACCGTCGCCACCACAGCCAAGTCCGGCATCGCATCGCAGGCGGTCTTGATCGCGGCCGCGACATCGGCGGCGGCATCCCCAACCGTGACATTCGCCGCCACGCGGCGCCCGCCGATGTAGAGCGTCACGATGCCAGAGGCAGTCGCCGTGCCAGAGACCGCGATGGTCCCAGTCGCGGCTGTCCCAGAGGACGGCGCGTCGATGGCGGCGGCCCATACTTCGTCGAAGCCGTTGTTGCGGAACCAGGCCTCCATCATTTGGGCGAGCTGAGAGCCACGTCCGTGACGGATGCGCGATTGGTCGCGCGAGGATATGCGCTCGAATGTATCGGCGGCCTGCGGCGCGCTCGACGCGNNCGCTGATAGTTCTGGAATGTCCCGGCCTGGCTCGGATCGACCTCGGCCCAGAACAGCGGCAAGCGCAGCGCCGGCGAGATGTTGTTGAACGATATGGACATGGGGCGCGCTCCTTACTTCTTTGCCTTCAGAGCATCGGCGCCAACTTGGCCGTCCGTGCTGATGATGACGTCGCCAACAGCGGCGAGACGCCGCCAGGATTGGCCATCCTCTCTCCACGCGCCGCCGGCGGGCAGGTAGCCACGCGCGGGCGCGCTCGGGTCGCGGACCAGAAGTCCGGCCCTCGGCGTCACATAGATCCGCATTGGGAGTCCTCGTCGGATTGATAGGGGGCTTACGCGGTGGGCACTGTCACGGCCGCCGTGATCGATGGGGCGGCGTCGCCGGAATTCATGTCGACGCCGATCGAAACGGTAGCGAGATCCTCGGAGAACGCCGGCTGCCACACGGTCTCGTGCAACACGACGATTTCGATGCGCCGTCCAGACACCACATAGGCGCCCTCGTCCGGCAGGATGTCCATCTGCGTGATCCGCTGAACGGCGATACCGCCAGCGAGTGCGAGCCAGGTTTCGTCAGCCAGAAGCGCCTGCCAGACACTTTCGGCGGCCGCATAGATCTGGGCTTTGGCGGAGGCCCCCGCCGTGTCGCGCACATAGAGATCGACGGCGAGCGTGGTCTGATGGTCGAATTTCGGGATGCCATGGCGCGCGTTGCCGATGGCAGTGGCGACGTCCCCCATCACATGGACGATGGCCACGGGCAGATCCGTGTCTGCGGCTGGCTGTGTGCGGTCGGTCGCGACGTTGCCGCCCAACACGCCAGCGGCAACCAGGCGCGATGCGGTGCCGGTAACGAGCGTGGCGTGGATCTGCATCAGAGCGTCCGCAGAGCAAGATCGGCTTTGCCCTCACCATCGAACATGACGTCCCACACCTGGTAGGAGGCGCCGGAGACGTCGACCTGGTCCCCTGCCCGCGGGGCGTGCGGAAGATCGCACAGCCGAACGGCAAGCACTGGACCTTGCGTCGACACGGCCATCGCCGCGAACTGGTCGCCATCGCCACGATAGTCCGGACTGATGGCATGGTGCTCGGCCTTGAAGATGCCGCGCACCTGGAAGGCTGTCCCGCCGGGATCGGACACCACGGGCGTGTAACTGACAGCCTGCCCGAAGACGGCGACGCACGGCCCGATCACCAGACGCGAGAAGTTGATCGCCATTTTCCCTGCTCTTTCGCTCGCCACGTCGTTGCGGGGAAAGGTTCCGCAACGACGCAACCACTGCAAGGCAACCGGCGGAGGCTCTGCGGCCCGCACCGAGACAGATCGTGCGCGGAGCCGCGGACGATCAAATGCTCTTGTTCAGGAGAACGCGGCCGGTATTCGACGGATTTGCCGCAGCGAGCACGGCGGCGCCGATCAGCTTGTTGCTGGTGGACGTCGTCGTGCACTCGCCGTTCGTCGCATCCCAGTAGATGCGGGCACCGACAGCCCACGCCTGGGCACTGGTCTTGGGCAGATCGTAGACCCCCTCGAGGACGATCGGCACGTCGGCGCCTTCGGCGGCTGACACCTGGGCGATACCGAAGAGTTCGCCCACTTTCACGGCCTGTCCCGACGTGACACCGCCCGTCGGCGCGGCCAGGACGACAACGTCGCCCTTCGCAATGAAATTCTTCATGGTCTTGGTCCTGTTTCAGTGGCGGTATTGGAACTCTCACGCTGTCGCGTCGGAGTTACGCGCCTGGGTTCTTCGAGAGGCCTCGGAAGTCGAGCGCCTTCACCCCGGCGTCGATGCGCACCTTCATCTCGACGCCATCGACCGACCAGCCGTCCTTGCTCTCCAGGTACGGGGTCTGATTACCATTGAGGTAGGACACTTCGATCGTGTCGTGCATGTTCGGATCGGCGGCGAGATACCACGCCGTTGTAGAATTGACAGAGATGCGGGCGTCCGACACCACCTGCAGCATGCCACGCACCGGATTTGGAATCCGTTGAGACTTCGATGGATCGAACTCAGACGTCATCAGTACGTTGATGGTGTCCTCGAGCTCCA